ATACTTTAAATTGTGCTGCCATGGGAAGTTATGGAAATTCTCAATTAGTAGGAAGATCTACTGCGGGGGTGTTTACATCTGGATTAGCTATTCCCCACTTGGCGGGTATAGCGAGATTTAATTCAGGAAGCCTTCTTTTAACTAATGTGGGAAGTTATTTACGGCTTCCTCCCATTGATGAGTTTCAAAATCTATTTTATAACACTCGTGGGTGCAGTATGGAGTGTTGGCTGCACATCCCTGATTATGGAGTGTCCTCTTTCTTATCTAGAGAGGTAGGAGAATCGGCTTTTAGACCCCTAACTGGGGGTGCTTGGGGAGACTATGGATATTATAAAGTCCTTTTAGGTAACGAAAACTTAGGCGGAACTTTGCCCGTTCCTGATGTAAGTGGGTTGGTAGGCTCAAATGGAACTACCACAAAAGGTCTTTTAATTGGTTTCACTAGAGATCCTGTTATTTATAGGGATGACTATATTATTCCCGGATCAAATACGGACCCAGGTGCTAATATTGGGGTAGCAGTGGCAGATACCGTAGCCTCTAGTTGTTTCTTTATTGCTCCTACACAAGCCCTAGATTCTAATTCGGTAGAGTTTGTTCCAAACGTTGACTGTGCTGGCGATGGTGGGATAAAGTATTCTAAAATGGTGGTCCGAGATGATTTAGAAGTGGGGGGTAGTAAAATGTCTGATGTTTCTAGCTCCTTCGTTCATTTGCATATCTCGTTTGATGTGTCTGGAGACTCTTGCACCATTTATTTAGACGGTAATAAAATGGCTACCTCTTCATTATCGGAGGTTTTAGGAGGAGAAAAGAAAAAGGCACCTCGACTACCTACTTTTGTGGTTCCCCCCGACGAAGTAGACCCTAGTTTTTATTATTCGTCTAATACGGTCAATCAAAGTCAGGATACAACTGTATTTAATTCTCACCCTGCGACCGATACCTATTTTACTCCTTGGATTGTAGGGGGTGGGTGGACAGACGGGATGCCTATTAATCCTGTAACTTTATCTGGGGGCTTTATGGGATCTCGTCATGGGTTAACTAGTGCGCTAAATGGCTTGGTCGGAAGTTTGAAGTTCTATTCAAAGCCCCTAACTACTAAGGAAGTTCAGAAAAATTATGATGCACAAAAGGGACTTTTTAAGAATATTCAAATATGACAACAACAAGCACTAATGTTTATGGCATCCTTCCTATGGATGTTACAAAAGATGAGGTATTGAACGCTGTAGAGGGTTCCGATATTTTTGGGGTTAGGTATCCTTTATTTGATAAAACAACAGACTCCAACGCAATTTTTGAGAAAACTAAAGGTTTAGAGCTTTTAAAAAGCCAGTTACGGCAATTTGTTCGCACTGAGCGCGGGGATCGTGTTATGCTTCCTAACTTTGGATTATCTTTGCGTAGGTTTTTGTTTGAGCCTATAACAGAGGATCTTGTCTTAGCAATAAAAAAAGAGGTTATTTTTGGATTAGCTTCTTATGTTCCTGAAGCCAGGATACTAAATCTTCAAGTTGTCCCTGGAGACTCTATTCAAGGATTTGGTCTTCCTGGGATTAAACTTAAATTACTTGTAACGTCTTCAAGAACAAATCAACAAACCGATCTAACTATATCAATATGACAACTAGAAATTATAATCTGCCTACAGACATTCCTTTCACAACTGCTCAGTCAGATTTCCAAAAATTAATACAAAATGGACCTGATTATAACAATAAAAAGGATTTAATTGATTTTGCGGGAACTGATTTTGGAGTATTAAGAACAAATCTTATTTCTTATTTACAAGCTGTTTATCCTGAAGATTATCAAAATTTTACAGAGTCAGATTTTGGTGTTATGTTTACTGAACTAGTGTCCTATATGGGAGCAGTAATGTCTTTTAAGGCTGATGCTTTAGCAAATGAGAATTATTTACCTACAGCTAGGAACAGGAAAAATGTTAGTAAACTCTTAGAACTAATTGGAATACGAATGAAAGGCCCTACATCAGCGGGGGGTAATGCATCCCTTCTCTTAGATGTAGCAGGAGGCGTTGATATCACCCTTCCTGCTGGTGACCGCATTGTTACACTCACCGCTGCTCAAGATGGAGGTCAAGTTTCTTATACCCTTTATCCTGTTGATAATGGAAAAATTGCATCATTAGCCTCTGATACTAATAGTATTACTTTATTGAATAGTGATTCAGTTGATGAGGTTGGGCAGAGATGGGATAATTTAGCTTTACTTGAGGGATCTTTAGTTGATGAATCTGGAACTTTTAACACTACCGAAGTATTTAAAACACTTCCACTTACTCAAGGGCCTGTAATTGAAAATAGCGTTCAGATTTTTGTTTCAACAGAGGATGCGGCATCGGGAGTGTATACGCAAGTAGATAATATTTTTTCTGCTTCGGGGCCAACTGATAGAGTTTTTGAAGTTGTCTATGATGAATTATATAATGCTACTGTAAGATTTGGAGATGGCACAGCGGGGCAAACCCCTCCAAACTCGGCTTCCTATCGAGCAATATATAGAGTAGGTGGTGGATCCAGAGGTAACCTACTGGGAGCCACCGTAAGGTCTCCAGTAGCCACTACTGGTGGAATAGGCACCCTTACAAACACAAGTGTAATAGCGGGAGGAATAGACGCAGAGACTGTAGAAAATGCAAAAATTAATGGTCCTTTAGTTTTTAAACAACAAAACAGATTAGTAACTTTAGGAGATTATAAAGCTTTTGTTTCAAGATATTCTAGCCCTACAGGGGGAACTGCTATAGGAACAGCCTCAACTCGTAAAGCCTATTCGTCTGCGAATATCATTGATCTCTATGTTCTTCAAAAAGCTACAGCTTCCCAACTACAAAAAGCAACAGTGGATTATAAAGTAAACCTTTTATCGGCTATGCAAGATTCAAAAATGCTTACAGACGAGGTGGTTATTGTTGATGGGTTGATTAGAACTTTAGATTTAATTATTACTTTATACATTGATACTGCTTTGCGAGATGGTGAAGAGACAATAAAGCAGAAAGCCGCTAATATTGTAACGAGTTTCTTTTCTTATTCTAAGTTTGGTTTTGGGGATGTTTTCATTCCTCAAGAATTGAATAGAAGTCTTTTTAGTATAAATGAGGTTCGTTATTCCACTATTGATAATATAGATAGAAATATTTTACCCAATTTCAATGAGGTAATACAATTGAATAATATTACGCTTAATGTAGCGTATGTCTAATGGCACGAAAGTACTCAAAATTAAATTTTGTTGATGCAGTAAAGATTATTACTCCAGGGTTATATGTTGAGGATGATGTTTCTCTTAGTGGGTATCAAGTAAAGTTAACAGACAGAATTATTAATAGCCATTTAGTAGGGATGTCTAATGTAGAGACTACTTTAAATATAAGTGCATTAGACACTAAACCGAATTTAAGTTCGATTAATACAGTGAGCGGTTTTGGTCAATACTTCATTAAGCAAAACAACTTAACAAAAATTACTCCTTATCTTTTTGAGAAAAAAATTCTTAGGCCTTTAGGTTATTCCTACACGGACTACAAAACCTCCTCTGTATTCCATGATTTTCTTAGCGGGACATTACTTCCTAAGATAACTTTGAACTTAGAATCATTACATACGGACACTTCAAGCGTTTTTGCCACAACAGCTTCTGGTACTCATGAGTTTTTAATATCTGAATTAAGTTGGTTGTATTTTCTAAATACTAGTGGTCCTGTTATGGACCCCTCCACGATTGTAGCGAGTTCTATAACTGAAAAATTTTATAATGGAAAATCTTATTTATTAAATGATGGGATAAAGGATTATCAAAAATATTTATGGGATAATTACTCAAATTTTAGTTCTATTGACTCACGAATGATTCCTGAGGCCTTTCTTTCGGGAACAGGAACGTATACGAGTGGAAACCAAAACTTAAGTAAACTACAAACATTAGCCGATGTTATCTATTCTCCTTTATATATTGATCGAGAGGATACTGCTGTCGAAGATGCTATTGAATCTTATTTGGGGGATGCTTCAACATTACTTTCTACTACAGAAGCTGCTGGGCCTTTTAGTAAATTCCTAAGAGCACTTTCCTATTCTTTAAGAGATATTGATAATGATGTGGAGTCCCTGGACACCCTTTATTCAATTAAAAGTTGTCCCTCAGAGTTCCTTCCATACCTAGCAAGTTTATTAGGGTGGACGCTATATGGTAATAATGATATTTCTTGGAGAAATCAGATTTCTAATGCGATAGGTCTCTATAAGAAGAAAGGAACAAAGAAAGGTTTAGTAGATGCATTAAATACTATTATTGTTCAAAATCCAATTGATGCCAGTAGTGTTATTACAGAGATGTATGAATCCTATATTCCTAGGTTGTTGTATTATCTATTGATAACTGAGACTGGGGATTTATTTGATTTAAATACATATACAGTTGAAGATGCTATACGATATGGGATTATAGCTGAGAGTTATAGTTCAACTAATCGAGACCAAAATATTAGGGCCGCTGTAGATTCCATTATAATGAGAGCGGTAGAAAGGTTTCCCTACCTTTTCTTTATAAAAAATCAACCCTTTAGGGTTAGTATTTTAGAAAATGGTACGGGGTGGTTAGGACCCATTATTAAAATTGGTGAGTCTTACTTTACAGGAACATCTCTAACTTCAGACTCTAAACGAATCGCAATTATTAGGGACCCTAACTTTTTCTTTAATTACAGAAACACTTTAATGCCCATCCCTCCTTGGGATGATGAGAAGTTTTATAGAAACTGCATGGTAACAAATAAGTTATTGATTTTCTTAAAAGAAGAGTTAGCAAGATTCTGTATAGACCCCCAGGTTCGATCAGATACGTATGATTATATTTCTGATTATACTATTAATTCAAACGAGGACACAGATCTTTATTTACAAAATGGGTATGTTTTCTTTACTAGCGCCCTACAATACCCCCCTAATTATACGCAAATATTAAATGAATTGGACTACAAAGATTATGATGATTTATCTTTGTGGTCTGGTAAATCCTCTACTTACGATTTTACGGTATGTGCGGGTGATTTTTCTAGCGTTTTATTTCAAGATTCATCGTCTTTATACTCTAAAAATGAGATTTTAGATACCCTAAGTATAGTTGACGAGTTTTCTCCTGCTAAGGCTATTCCACGAACACGAGTAATTTTAGGGCAATCTGATTATACTAGCGGGTTAGATTTTATATGCCCCTCTATAAGATATAGACTTCATGATGTCCCTGATGGTAGCGGTGCCCTTTCTAATTATGATGTTTGTGGTGTTTTTGATCGAGGTACTGGATTTGCTTTAGGGCTTGATAAGTATCCTTCTTACGATGATTCTAGGAGTGTAGTTGAACACCAAAATGTTCCTGTTTTTAATAGAGAGCAGAACCAATATTCTAACAATATAGTAGATTCTGTGGTTAACACGAGTGAGACCGTTCCTACTACTAGTTCTATTCCTAGACGATCTATAAGGCGCAGAAATTTCTACAACACTTTAACTGAAAAGGGTTGGTTTGGGAGAGATGGATATAACATGCCTTCTTTTTATAATAATACTAGCTCTAATATTGAGTATTTACCTTTAGGGATTATCCCCTCTTCTTTAAGCTTTGCTGATGGAAGTCCAGAAAACTTGTCGGGAGTTTACTCTAAAGAGTGTGGTTCACAAAACTCCAGTAGATCCTATTTTGGGTTAAATGTTAGTGCATCATTTTTATCGAGAGGATATGAGACAATTAATTTTGCTTCGTGTGATCAATTTGTAAGAAGAGACCTTCTTCCAGAGGAGGTTTACACCTTATTTAAATTTGAAGAGATGAAGAAAAATGCTATTGCGAGGGATACTGTAAATCTTAACTATGAATTATTAGCTGCTTCCGCTCCATGGTATAACATAAAAAGATCTTTGGCAAATAAAATAGAGGATACAGGATTCAGCAAATTTATTTCTCCTGTATTAGACAAGCGTGTTTTATCGCATGGAGATAAAAAGGGAATCCAAGAAGTTTATAATACGTATAATAACTATTTCTTGTCTTCTATACAGGGGATTAACTTGCCAGAGTCTTTATTGTTAACCCTTGAGGAAGGTGGACCCAATATACTCTCTCATACATATGGACCTATTTATTTTAATGCTAATTTTACTTTAAATGGGTCTAGTATAGATAATGCGGTCTCAATACCTAATGGAGTAGGCACGGATGCGATTACTACTAGAATTGGTTCTCCTTACATTATAAATCTAAATGAATTTGGGACTTCTTTTACTGGTGTTTCGGCTAATACTTTGTCGGCTACTCCTTACTATGGAGACCCTGAGTATATCGCTAATAATTTACTTAGCGGAGTTTCTATAATTGACACCTCTGCGTCTCCCGATTTAAGTGCTAATAATAGATTTATTATTTATGATTTAGCTCCTAATCAAGCTACAACCTTAGCGGGGCACGATAATTATTTAATTGGAAATAGGTGTATCTTTGCCCAAACTTCGGGGACGGGACTTCCAAGAATTAAGTTTGATTTGAGTGGGTTAAGCCCTGAAGAAAATAATGTGTTAATACCAGAGCATGAGTTTGAATTAAACTTGGATTTTATATCAGGAAAATTGGACACTGCTACTTTAGGGGGAGGACAGATAGGAGTTACTTTAAGAACTAAAACGGAACAAACAATAGATGGTAGATCAGTTGTTTTCTTTTGGACACCCGCTAATAAGTGGGAGATGATTGATGTTTCATCAGTATCCGATCCTACAGTAGGAATTTCTAACGTAGTATATCGCTATGCTCATTTATTTGGAGGTAAAGAACCACATACTATCTATCAAGACACCTTATGTAATACTAATATTGATAATTACAGTATATTAAAATATATTAATAAAGACCATATATCTAAGGCGAGTCTTAAATTTCATACAAAAAATCAGTTAACGAAAGTTCCTTTTTCTTACGGAACTTATTATGATCCTAATAATTCTGGTGTGTATAATG